GCGGCTGGTGCTGGTGGTGAGATTGGATTAAATGATCAAAACTTGTACGGTTCTTCTAAAGATACCGGTACAATTAAATCTAAAATACCTACTCTCCGTGAGAACGGTGGTCGAGTAAACCGTGTTGGTTTCACCCGTACGCAAATTGAGGGTGAACTACTCAAACGTGGTTTTTTTACTGAGTACACTCAGGAATCAATGGATTTCGATTCTGATTCAGAATTGCTATCTCATATTACTGAGGAAGCTCTTGTAGGTGCTAATGAGCTGACTGAAGCGGAGCTTCAGGCAGATCTTATTACTAATGCAACTGCTAATGGTACTTCTTACTTCTGTTCTGGAGCTAGTGCTGCTCTTGCTGGTTCAACAGTTGCAGCAGGTGCTACTCGAACAGCATTAAAATTGGCTGTTGATGAAGTTGTTACTTACAATGATCTAATGAACCTGTCTATTGCTTTGGATGATAATAAGACTCCTAAGCAAACGAAGATTATCAGTGGTTCTCGAATGGTTGACACTAAGACTGTTAATGGTGGTCGAGTTATGTACATTGGATCAGAATTGATTCCTGTAGTACGTAAAATGACTGACATTTCTGGTTCAGGTGTTGGCTCCGGGTTTGTTGGTGTAGAAAAGTATGCTGATGCCGGTAACATTTTAAATGGCGAAATTGGTAGTGTTGATCAATTTCGAATTGTTGTAGTACCAGAAATGCAGCATACCGAAAACGGTGGTGCAGCTTCTTCTGATACTGCAGGTACTGGTGATAACGGTGCAGACATCTATCCAATGTTGGTTGTTGGTGATGGTGCGTTCACTACAATTGGTTTCCAGACTGACGGAAAAAGTGTTAAATTTTCCATTAACCATAAGAAGCCTGGTAAAGAAATAGCTTCTTTGGATGATCCATATGGTGAGGTAGGGTTCTACTCCATCAAATGGTATTATGGATTTATGGCACTTCGTCCAGAACGTCTAGGAATTATTTGGACGTGTGCAACTGCAGTATAATTTAATGTTTTACTTGTCATCCAAGGGCGTTAGCCCTTGGATGACTATTATTTAAGGAGATAGCATGGAAGACGTGGCAGTAGTTCCTATTAGTAAAATGACTGATGAAGAAATTAAACAAGAATTAAAAGACTATGGAGTTAAAGTTCATCATAAGACAGGAACAGCTAAATTAGCTGAATTACTTGCAGATGTACGTAAAAATCCATCAGCAGTAACTCAAGATGTAGTTACTGACGTTTCAATTAAAGATCGCCCTTATAATGGTGGATTACCAGGAGCAAGTAAAGCAGCTATAGAAGCAGCAACAAAACATTTTCAATTAACTCCAACACAAGCAGCTATGAGACTTATTCGTGTTGTTGTTACGCCTAACGATCCTCTTATGTCTTCATATCCTGGACTTATTTTTACTGTAGGTGTTTCCGGAATTAATAACGGAAAAATGATTAAAAAATACGTTCCATTTAATAACGAAGAAGGTTGGCATGTGCCAAATATTATTCTTCAACAAATTGAACATGCTGAGATGCAAAAATTTAAAACTATTACTACCCCTAATGGCGAAAAAGTATTAGAACCATACATAACAAAAAAGTTTAATGTACGAATTTTAGATCCTTTAACGCCTGAAGAAATGGACAAACTTGCTGCATCTCAAGCAGCGAATCCTGCCTTTCATCAAGGAGAGAATTAATGGCTATAACTATTGCTAATTTAACTGCCGGTGTTTCTACAGATGCTAGTAATGTAGTAACAGGTACCGGTGTATTTGACGATATGATGGAAACTGTTAATGCGCATATGGCTGCTCAGTTTAATCTAGGTCGAATTACTGGCAGTGATTATGCAACAGTGTATTTAACAGCAATACAAGCTACTGTACAACAAGCAGTAGCTTATACAATAGGTATGCAGAAAGGTAATGCTGAAGAATCTCTGTTATTCCAAAAAGAAATTACTGAATTTGCTCAGACGGATAAATCAACTAAAGCAGCTCCAAGCACTACTAGTGTTATGGGCAGAGCTGCTGCATTATCTGCTGAACAAGCTAAAGGTTTTAAATGGAATGCTGATCAAAAATACCTTAAAACTATTCTAGATGCTTGGAGTATTAATATTTCTACTGCAGGCGTACCAGCCACAGGTGTTGTCGCTATCAATGAAACCGGGACAGGTAATATTAATACCCAAATAACTAACGCTGAGCCTACTGGATAGGAGGCGTTATGAGTTTTATAGCCTCTATTGTTGAAGCGATAGTAGATGTTATTGTATTTATAGTTGAAGCAGTTGTACAAGTAGTTGAGATGGTTGTACAGCTTATTATGGTACTTCTTGGTATGGACGGCGGAAGTAGCCAAGTTATTGAATACTACGAAGTCCATAATATCCCTCTGTTTGATGATGTAGATAAGAAAAACCCTCTTCTAAATTCAGTTCTTCAGTCTGTTATTGAAAACCAGGATATTTCTGGCAATTTAATCTACCATCTTGCATTTCGTAGTCTTAAAGGAAATGTTAAAGATTTTATGGATTTTATTGACAATGGGAATTATTTTGAAAACTTCCCTACTGTAGAATCTTACATTCTAACTATAGACTACACTGAATTAACAGCTGCATTAAATACCCTTAATGGCGTTCCATGTACTCCTGAAGGTTCTTATTTAAGAGCATTAACGCAAAAAGATTGGATTCAATATTGGCTTCAAGAAAATAAAGAATATAACGTAGGAACTAATACAATGGGGGTAGATTACTCTACAACTAGTACTAGTGCTGCTACTCCTGCTTCAGATACCGTTCAAGTAACTGCATCTACTAATCATTTTGATATTGATATAACTAGTGAAATGACTACTTCAGATGAAGTATTTGCGGATGAACGATGGCAAGTTAATTTTAATAGTGTTGTTTATAACGCGATTCCAGATACTTATACAGTTCAAGTATATAATGCAACAAATGTTGGAAATATAACTAGAACTCTATCATACACAGTACCTACTAAACCAGTACAACTACACTATGTTTCATTCTATTACAGAGACAGTGCTCCTTCTAGGCAGTATCTATTCATTTATAAAGTAGGAACTGGAGTATATACAGATTTAGACACAGTAGAAAATGCCATCGATCAAGACGGCGCTAGTATTGAAGCACTCCCCTGTGTTCCACTAAGATTAAGTAATGCTGATTACACTACTTTTGGAACAACCAAAAGAACTCAAATTGATGATTTATTAGATAGAATTATATTAGATGCTGAAGCAATTCTTGACACGGTTGTAACTGAATCAGGCGTTGCCCCAGGAGATTTAGATCATATTTATGTAAATTTTGGTGTACGTATGTGGGATACCTCTCAAGCAGGAATGTCGTATTTATTTACTATGTTTGAGAATTTATATCCTTCGCAAGGTGTTACACAAGGTACTTATAATAATTCTCCAGCAGGAGATGATAAACCACAGAATAATCTATTAATAACAACAGATGATAATAAACTAGCATATCAATGGTCATATATTACCTATGAATTTACTTCATTAGTAGATATTGACGCGAATAGTGGGAGTGTTGAAAATGGCATATATTATTCAGATATGTCTAAATTTGTTGGTGGAATTTTAAAATATAATTATTACGTTTCTTCTGGAAAAGGGACCTATAATGTAGGATATAAGGCAGATGATCTAGACGAAGTACAGGACTTCCTAGACGGTAATGGTGTAACAAATCCAGGTACTACTAGTGGAGAAGCCACTAACTGGTTACAAGTAACTGAACGCATGTCTTATAACAATCCCTCCCCTGTTTTACAAGAAGCAGACGGTTCTACTAGTGATTTAGTTTATTTAACCCCTGATTTAGTATACGAAAACAATGGTTCAGGTGTATTACGATTAGTTGAATCAGCTTCAGAAGCTACAACTGTAGGACAATCAATAACTTATTATTGTTGCAAACCTTCAGGATTAGATGCTTATACCGTAGTTGCTCCAATTGCTGCTTGTAGAGTTGTTGATGGATCTAGTGGGCATTTTAGAGTAGTTAAATTTAATCTTGGGAATAAAGCGGATTTAATGGTTCCCTTTATTCATAATTTTATCAAAGATTTATCTAATGATAAAGTTAGTAGGCTTTTTTTAGCAGGATGCCATTGTTCTATATACATAGCTCATTATGAAAAGATTGTGCAAGAAGGTATGGATTGGCTTACAGCTCTTGTAATGATTATTATCATTGTAGTTATAATTGTAGTTGCATGGCCAATGATAACCCAAGGATTTGCTGCTATGGGTGCTGCATTTGCAGAATTAGCTGCTGCAGCTGCTGCTGGAACGTTTTTAACTACAGCATGGGGAATGTTTATAGCAGCTCTCCCGAATATTATTATAAAGATGGCTGCTCAGTATATTATTCAAGTAGCTATCGCAGAAATAGCTGGGGATAACGAAGAGCTAGCAATGATCCTTAACTTAGTTGCTATGGTAGCTGTTAGTGCATGGGATCCAGGTGTTAGTGTTGGAACTCCAACTTATGGCACTACTGGGGGTACTGCTATAGGGCCCGGTACTGCAGGAAGTAGTATAGAATTTGCGGATCCTTCGTTGAGCTTCTCTGGGAGTTCTTTTGATTTCAGCGGTTTTGGTAATCCATTGAAATTAGCTAGTTTAGCTTTAGATGTTATAAATGGATTAAATAGAATATCCATGCGAAAAGAAGCTCAAATTGCTGCAGATTTAAGACAAGAAAGAACGCAATGGATGACTGGAGCAGATGAGCAGGATGCACAGTTAAGTCTGTTGGAAGCAGCAATAGCACCAACAGAGAGTTTCACACAAAATATAATGCTTCAATCACTACGAAATGTTAATAGAGGTGCAGCATTAGGAGGGGAAGTAACTTACTCTCTATTTACTGCACAATATGATGTACCATATTTAGCTTATGCATATAGTGAAACTATACAGCAATCTGTAAGCGGTCAAGTTGCTATATAGTAATCTGTAATAGACATCTTTATTAAATCATAGTAATATTGACAAAGAATTAAGTGAAGACTAAGGAGACAGTTATGGGCCAATACGGTTATGCAGACGGTAAATCAGTTTGGGAGCAAAAAGGGGTAAGAAGATCAAATAAACCTCGATGGGATTCTGGAAGTTTTATTGGAGGCGGAATACTTAGCCGTCCTGGTCCTAATGCTCTTAATTACACCCAAAAATTATCTAATAGTAAATATAACGAATGGGAAGAAAACCG